GAAACCCAATCGGCTCTCCACATGCAAAAGGCTACTGACTACTCCGGCCAAATTGAGATGTTGAAGCAAGAAATCGCATCCCTACGCAACGAAACCTCCACCATAGCGAAATCCGCAGTGCCAGTTCCGGCACAGTCGGACATTCGTGTTCCGACCCATGAAGAGTTCATGGCTCTTGGAGATGGCTTGGACGGATGGCGTGCGCTTGAAGAACTCGGACAGCGTGCCCTTCATGGAGCAAACTTTTGAAAGGAGATGATTAGATGAGTGGAAGCACAGGATATATTCGCACAATTGAAGACATGGAACGACTCTATTACGGAGCCGGAACAGGACAAAACGCATGGGCATACGCTGGAACCGACCTTTTGAAGTCGGACTCCCCGCTAATGTCCTCAACCGGCGGAACATACCAAGCGATCTTCGGTCGTAAAGTATGGTCGCAATTGAACCAAGAGTTCAACGCATTCTCCATCCTCCCTAAGAAACCGTGGGAGAAGAGTGGATGGCGTGTCACCACAGCAAAGCCGGACTTCGGAAAAGGCGGCGGTGTGGCTGAAAACGCAACCCTACCGGAAACCACCAAGCCGACCTTTGAGCATGTTTCAACCAAGCCAAAGACGGTTGCACACTCCTTTGACCTCTCCGAAACAGCCATGTTCTTGGCTGACAAGGATGATGGACTGGGCGATGCACGGGCTGTTATCAAAATGGAAATGGCAAAGCACCACACAGAACACATCAACAAGATGCTTCTTCAAGATGTCAACACTGTTGCTGGAAACGACTTTGAGTCCCTTGACAGAATCACTTCTTCGTCTTTCGTTGAAAGCACAGGCTTCGGCGACATTGACGCAATCAGCAATCACAACATTTACAACCTCACCCGAAACGGTGCTGGGGCTGGATCTCAACAGTGGTATGACGCTCAAGTGGACGCAGGTGCAAACAACGGAACTGACCGTGCTTTGACCCTCAACATTCTTGACGGAATGTTCCGACAGATTTGGGAAGCAGGAGGTCAGCCAAAGGTTATCCTCACTGGCTACGACACTCTTGAAACCATTCAGCAATTGCTCCAACCTCAACAACGATTCGTTGAGATGAAGCGTGTCGTCCCCGGCGTCAATGGCGTTAAGGGTGTTCCGGGCATTCAAGGTGGATTCATGGTCGCAACCTACAACGGTGTCCCAATCATCCCATCTAAGGATGTTCACAAGGGCACTGGCGGTTCTTCTCGCCTTTACTTCTTGGACACAGACTACTTGTGGTTCACCACTGCAAAGCCAACACTCTATCACGAATCGGGAATTGAAACCGGAGATCCTTTCGGTATCAACAGGCTCGGACAAATGGGAATGTTTCACACAATGGGTGAACTCATCGCATCTTTCTTCAAGGCAAGCGGAAAAATCCGTGACCTATCGTGATACAAAAAATGAAAAATATGGAGATGATTTGATATGGCAAATACGAATGTAAAAGGAACCCCGACCGCACTACTTGACACCCGCCTTTGGGCTGGTAGTCCAACAGACAGCACAGCATGGCTACAATCCCCAATCGGCTCAAACGAGGCTGTTGGGACAATGAGCATGGCTGTCATTGAACTTGTTGCTGACGATGGCGATGCCGCCACCGCCTATGACATCACAGGCAGTGGTAATGCAAGCATCATCAACCCAGTGATTGGAACTGAATTGATTGCTGTTATGAGCATCATTTCAAGTGCCGAGGAAGATGGAACAGCAGGAGCCGCTTCGGCGATCCCTGTCGCTGGAAACTTGTCAAGCCCAACAGCAATCAAGTTCACTGGTGCAGGAGCCAACGGAAAGGACACGACTTACCGAATCGCCTTCTTATACCGTTGAGTCGGTTAGGAGGGATTTAGCGTGGCAATACTACAATATGTTGGCGACAGGCCGTATGTTGAGTTCAAGGTTGGACAAAAGACATTCGGCTTCGCAAGAGGCACAGAACGAAGTGATGTTCCCAAAGAACTTCTTGAGCGTTTCAAGGGCGACAATTTCCCACAGTGGAAAGTCATTGGCGGCGAAGAAAAGAAGTCCGAGGAAAAGACCAAGAAAATGGTTGAAGTGATCGAAGCCCCCGCTGTGGTTGAAGAAACACCAGCACCGGCACCAAAGACAGTCGCCACTGACGAGGACAAGACCGAGCAGATGGCTGACGCTATCATTCCGCCTTTTGACACTACATGGACAAGAGCCAAAATGGTTGACTGGATGAAGTCGCAGGGTGAAAGCGTATCAAAGGCTGACACCAAAGCAATTCTCACTGAAAGGGCACATGCACTCACCTCAAAGGGTGATGAGTGATGCCTCAAAGCGACCTCACCATATTTGACGGCGAAGCCCGTTATGCAGGTCGCACCCGTGTCAATCGCATGGTCTATGAGTTCACTCAAGCGGATCTAAGCGGCCAAACAGCCGTCACCTCCGATTCTTTCGGGTTGAACGGCGAAGTTCACCAAATTATTCTTGATGTTTCGGGATCAAAATTGACAACCAACGGCAACACACAGACGACACATGGCTCAATGGCTTTAGTTATGGACATCACTACTGTTTCCGGTGCTATGATAACACCGTTTTCACCAATCACCAGTCTTGACTTCACCAATAAAACACCCGGACGCTTTTATCAATTTCAAACCAATGAAGGTGCGGCTATGGGCACACAGGAACACGCCTTGACAGTCCGACCCGGACTATCGGGACACGACACCCCTGCGGCACCGAGAACACCCATCGTGAACGGCACACCGACAGCGATTAACAAGAACCAACCGTGGACTGGACGAGTATGTGGCAATTACAACATCATGCTTGGTTCGGCAACCGCTTGGGCGGCTGATACCGACACAATCCGTGTTATCATCATCTATTCATAAGGAATCCTTTTAACAAATGACTTACACCCAAGAGATGAGCAACATGGCATTGACAATTACACGAAGCAAGCGAAACTCCATTGACGGATCACGAATCACAGCATTCCGAACCGTAGCCTTTGACAATCCATACCCTGCTGGCGGCGAACCTTTTGATGCCTCCGCTGAATGTGGCCTCAAAAGCGTTGAAGAAGTCCGAATCGGTGCAGGTTTGCCCGCAGGTTTCACAGTGCGATACGACTACGCCACCAAAAAACTCCAATTGTTCGGTGAATCCACCGAAGCATCGGGCGATGCCGTCAATCCCGGCACCAACCCAGCCGCCGAAACTCGCCCTCTTGCCGAGTTCGCAGACACTTTTGACGCAAGCGGCATTGACGCACTTGAACTTATTATCAAAGGCACACGGTCTTGAAGTCGCCGTTGGGGTGATTTCAAATGCCAAGAATGGAAATTGAAGACATTGATCTCGGAGAGGTCATGGACATTGAGCGACGCCGCCAAGTCCGAATGGCCGAAATCAAACACGCATCCCGTTCATCCGTCCAAGAGGACGACAGCCCCTTTTCCGATGAAAACATGCGATACGCTACTAAAAAGCGTGTGCAAATGAGGAAAAGTGAACGAAAAGACATTCAAAACATTGGTTCGGGGACTCGTTGCACCACATGTGGTTGTTTGCACTTTTGCTGGGCACCCAAATGCGGTGCTTGCGGAAGTCCTATGACCTTCAACCTCGGCCATCATAGCATGGGCCGGAGGGTTATTTGAAATGCCCCGTGCTTTTTCACCCGGCCATCGTCCCGATGCGCCACTTTATCCCGACGAATTAACCTACACCACCATTGAGAAAGTGGCCGATTACCTACAATTGCCTTTGCCCGATCCAGTATCATTGGCTGGCGACAGTGTGATTGCTACAAATGACATCAAGTTCCCAATAACTGGTGCCGATTATCGCAGGTGGGGGTATTCCGCAGGTGAAAAAATAGTGGTTTATGACGACGCCAACGCTATGGGCATTGAGTTCGTCATAGGGAGCATTGAGTCGGTTGGTTCAAACGGTCATATTTATTTGGTCGCACCAAAAGGAACCAGCCCATCATTCACCACAGCCAACAAAGCACAGGTTCAACATCAGTCGGCCATCACGAACAGCAAAGAACGAGGCATCAAAAAGAGCCATGTTGAAAACTTGATTCGCCAACGGCAAGACTACATTGACAAGGTGACACGCCACGCATGGCGACCACGCCTTGTCGCCGAAGAGTATGTTAATTTCACCACATTCAAACCATTCCGAAGACGATACTACACCGATTATGTGGGTGCTGTTTTCGTTAAGCGGGGTGCTATTCAGCGCATCCTCAAACTGGGTGCTTGGCAAGGGGACTATTACAGGGAGATGGCTGGGGCAAGGGTGTCCTTTAGGGTGTCCGACCACATCGCCCTATCGGGTCAATCCATTTTGCTGTGTCCCGGTGCTAACGGTGTTGCCACACTAACCGAAGGCGACGACGCACAGACCAAGTGGAGATCTGACTTCGATCACAAATCAACCGCCGAAAACATAGGTGCCCTCGTCAATAAAGACCCAGCGTTTAACAAATCCGCTGTTCCTATTGGCACACTCACAGTGGAGTCAGCAGACTCCGCCAATGTCACCCTCAATGTGCATGAAGAGTTCTTGGCTTTGTCCAACAGCGACACTGGCGACGGGGTTGTTGAAATCAGTTCAATGCGTAGCACCGAAGGCGGTGAAAACGCAACAATCGCCATCACCCACGAATCGGCTGTGTCGTTTAACACAAGCCTCTCATCTTTGGTGTCAAGCACCGTTGCGTCAATAACCAATTCACCCGCCACATCGTTCGTGCTAAACGACGGAACCACCTTCGTTGAAGGGCATGGGTTGGTGTATATCACCAGCGGCACTACGAACAGGGTGGCTCTTTGCACACGAAATGAGAACACATTCACCATAGTCGCTGATCAATTGAACGACTTTGACGGCCAATTGCAGGTCGGCGATACTGTCAAACAGATCCGATTCAAAAACGACATCACCGATGAAGAACGCCAAAAGTCTTGGTGGTCTATTGAAGAAAACGGAATGATTTTGTTTAACAACGAATACCCATTCTTTGAGAACCACTCCATCCGATG